GTTATAGACGCTGCCGTTGTAATTGCCATCCACGCCGTTGCACTGCCAGTGCGCCGTGACGACGTAATCCGCGCCCTCTGGGGCTTGCGGCAAGCAGTTCAGTTGGCTGATGTTCCAAGTGATCGTGGTCATTTCGGTTCTTCCTTTGGCAGATGCGGCTCAACCTGTTCCTTGAGTTTGGCCCAAAGCGGGTGTGCGCCTTGTGCAGTCGGGAGTGACCCCAACAGGTTCACGATGGCAACGGCTTCCTCAAGCGAGACTTTCAGTTCAACGTCCACGGGTCATTACTCCATAGTTTTGATTCACAACATACGCATACACGACACACGCCGCGAGCGTGAGCATCCACATATCGACGTACCACAACGCCCACACGCCAACGAGTTTCACACTGACCATCACAGGCAACGGGTCGAACTTGGCAAAGAGTTTTGCCATCACGGGGTTTAACTCACGCCCGCCTTGCTTCAGCACGGTCAGCGTCGTGTAGGCGTCAGCGGCTTGCAGCACACAGAACAAGATCAATAGGGCGGTGTTCATTTGGCCTCCAATGCGGCGACTTTGGCGGACAGTTCTTGAATGGCTTTTACTAGCACCGGAATCAAATCTTGACGCACGGATTTGTATGGCTCCTCGCCTTCTGGTGCCGGGTCTTTCCACTCGTCAATTAAGTCAGGGAATACCTGCTCAAACTCTTGAGCGATAAAACCGCGAACGTCTTTCTTGTCCTGCCCCTTTCCTTCCTTCCAGTCAAACTTGCGAGGCTTCAATGCCATAATCGCATCAAGGCCAACATCCAAATCGCGGACGTTTTCCTTTAGTCGCTGGTCTGAAATGGCGCTAATGGTCGTATTAGTGGCAAAAACAGTTCCGCCGGGACTGACGTAAAACCGATAAGCAGCGGCAGTTGTGTTATAAAGGTTTAAGTTATCTATATTGGCGGTTGCGGTATTTATCTGTCCATTTGCCAACAATTCTGCGCCAACCGTTGTAAAACTTGCCGTGGTTTTCCCAGCGGTTAAAAAATCACCCCCCGCCGTGAACCGGCCGCGTTCGGTGTTGTTGGTTTGAAACAGCAGCGGGTCGTTTGTGGCGACATTGATTGCAGGGCCAACGCCAGCAAAGTTGCTGCGTACTTGAATGACCTTGGTGCTTGCCCCATCTTCGTTGACGCGGATTCCCGTGCCACCGACAACATCAAGTCTTGAGTTGGGCAAAGTAATCCCCACCCCCAAATTCCCCGACGCATCCAGCGTCATCATCTGATCGAAAGCGTTTGCTCCGGTGATTTGATTTCCTGCGGTGCCAGATGGGGCTGTATGCCAAGAATGAATACCGTTGTATTGCTGGTAGCGAAGCGCATATCCGGTGTTTTGATAAATGCGCTGGTTCGATGAATTTATGTAATTGTTGTATGAAACCTCTGTTGTAAGTCCAGAGTCCGTAAACAACCCCATCCACGAGCCAATTTGAATTGCTTTTTCGGTGCTTCTCCACAAACTCGGCGAGACGCCCAAGCCGAGGTTGCCGGAGGAGTCGAGAAATAGCGAATCAATACCGCCATTACGTACAACAAGATTTCCGGTAGTAAGTCGTGAAATTACTGCCGCGTTGTTGTCCGTTGCCCGAACATAAATACCGCCAAGGCTTGTGTCAGTTGTTTGCTTTACGTCAAGTTTTCCAGACGGCGAACTAGTCCCGATGCCGAGGTTGCCACTCGCATCCAGCGTCATCGCCTGCGTGAACGAGATGTTCTGAGATACCGTTCCGCTCGACAGCGTTCCGCTTGATGTCGCGGTGAACACCGTCCCGACGTTGTTATTAGCCGCACCGAACGCCGTCTGATTTCCCGACGTAATAATGGTGTACGAAACGCCGTTTGTGATTGTTGTCGTGTTGGCGGTGCCGGAGGGGGCGGTGAACCACAAGTGCTGTCCCGACGATTGTGCGTACCGGGTTGCCACATTCGATGTGGAGTATATGTAGTTGGAGCCGGTGAAATAGTTGTTGGCCCCTACCTGCATGGAAGTTGCGCCGCTGTTGCCAACATAGCAACCAGCGTTATTGAACTCCATCGTTTTTCCAAAACCACTCCACGCACTCGGCGTGACGCCCAAGCCGAGGTTGCCGGAGGTGTCAATGGTGGCGCGAATTGTTGTTCCAGTTTGAAAATCTAACCCAACATCACTTCCATAAATGGCGGCTTTCTGTGTTGCTGCCCCATTTGCACGGAAAGATATTTGAGAACCGTTATCTGATGCGCGGCCAAACAATGAAATAGCGCCACCGTTACTTTTTGCCGCAACTTCAAGAGAATCGCCTTGAATGGCGGCCGCTAAATTAACAAGAACGCGATTACTGGAAGTATCCACCTTAAATGTGGTGGTGCCAGCCCCAAACGTCGTCCCATCAAACGTCAGCGCACTCCCCGAAGTCGCCACCTTGCTGCCGTTCAAAAACAACACGCCGTTGGCGGTGCCGCCGGAGAAAGTAGGATTGTTAGTGAGAGTGGTGATGCTGGCGGAAGTGGCAATCAGGTTGGTGATCGTGGCCGAAGCAGAAGTTAGAACTGTGATATTTGCGCTGGCCGCGCTGATGTTCCCAATATAGTTCGTCGCGTCAACTACATCCGTGCCGTTGCTGACCAGAATGATCTTGGCCTTATTCGGCACCGACACGCCGGTTTGACCCGAAACCTTGACGGTAACTTGGCCGGACGAAGTGTTATTGAAGATGAAGTAGAGTTTCTTGTTGGCAGGAACAATAAGGTTCGTGCTGGCCCCACCCGTACCCGTCAGTTCAATGTACATGTTACGGGCGACACCGGTCGCGCCGTTCGGGATGGTGATCGTGGTATCCGTTCCCGTGGAAACGGCTTGAGTGACGTAACCTGAAATCGCCTGTTCGATCAAGGTTCCAAGGTTGGTGTTCGTGGTATTACCCCACGTACCGGCTTGGTCGCCCGTTCCGATCAGTTCAAGAGCAAGGTTAGTGCTGTATGTACTACTCATCTTTAGTTACCTCACGCCGCAATCTGCGTCCAATTTGGGTTTTGCGTCGTACTAATATCCGTCCAAGTCGCGCTTTGCGCGTTGTTAATTCCTGTCCAATTCGCGTTCTGATTGGTATTAATCTGTCCCCAGATGTTGACTACCCCAACCGCGCCGGTTCCGGCTACCCCAGAGACTACAACATTTGAGCCTGACGATGTAGTGACTGTACCAACGGCTCCGTTAGCCGAAACACCCGTGACAAAAACCTTGATTTCAAGCCGTACATCGACCGTTCCAACTTCCCCTGTACCCGAGACTCCGATGACCGAGAGGTTCTGATCGGTGACAACAAAAACTGTCCCAACCGCCCCGGTCGCAGCCACTCCGGTAACAGCAGCAACCGCTGCCGCTGCAACTAGGACATCCCCGACTTCGCCCGTAGCAGAAAGCCCGGTAACAGGAACAATAGCCGCTGCCTGTACCGTAACGGTGCCGACCGCTCCCGTCCCCTCAACGCCGGTAACGGCAAGGACTTGATCCGTTTTAACGAATACGGTGCCAACGGCACCCGAAGCCTCAACCCCGGTAACAACCGCAACTGCCGAGGCCGCAACGACGACATCCCCTAACTGCCCGGTGGCTTCAACACCCGTGACGGAGATAACTTGGTCGGTAACGACAACAACTGTGCCAACGGCACCCGAAGCCTCAACGCCCGTAAGAAGGACATTGGCTACGCCAACAACCGTGACCGACCCAATCTGGCCTGTGGCTTCAACGCCTGTAACGGGGATATTTACGGAGCCCGTGACAACAACAGATCCTACCGCACCCGTTGCAGTAAGATTGCCAACACCTTCGCCCCAACCTTGTTCGCCCCAGCCTACGCCGGAAGCGTTCCAACCGTCGAAGGCGACTATGACGCCTGCCACGGCCCCTGCCTAATTAAATTAGGCGATACGGAGGATTGCGGTTGATGCTGCAGCAGCCGGGAACTGGATAGTGAAGTTGCCCGCCGTCGAGGTTTTATCCCCGCCGAACGCCAGCACCGCCACCGCCTTGTTACTTTGACTGCTGTTGTAGATCAACGCGCCATTTGCCGTAATTGTGGCCGAGTCCCACGTAATGTCGTCAAAATCCAAATACGCCGTCGTGCTGCTTGAAGTCGGTACTTGCGAGATCGTCAACGTCTTACCGCCAGCAGTGTAGTTCGTACCAGACGAAGAAACTTCGTCCGTAGTCGTATATGCCGTAGTAGACGCACTCAACGTAGCAGACGAGGTGTACAAAGCGATCTTGAAGACATCCGCAGCCGTCGAAGCCCGGATTACGCCGGTCCCAAAGTTGTGGATTCCGTCAAGAATCTCAACCTTAAACGACGTTGCCATTGCCTGAGTAATAGCCATCTCAATCTCCTAAATGCTCTATAGCATTCATAAAACCGTTTTCAATCAATATGCGCCGCAGGTTCATCCGCTCGGATTCCTGTGCTTCCTTGAAGTACTGCGCCAGAACACGTTTAAGTTCTGAACGGTTATTAATGCGAAGAAGGCGATCAACAGCACGATCTGCCATCTCGTCTGGCGTAAATCCACGACTGTCCGTGGTAAACACCTTTACCGTACCAAGTTCTAATCCACCTTCAAAACTCATGTGACCGGAATCCTCGCTTGTCCTGAACGGTACGCATCCTGACGATCCAGACCATCGCCCAGACGCTTCAATTGAGCAAGGGCTTCCTGATACTTCTGCTCGTAGTACTGCATCATATCGGCTTCGCCCTTGAGATAAGTGTACGCCTCGCGGAGCGATCCGTAGAGCAACACGGTCTCAAAGTTGTCCCCAAGCCACGATGTTGAATTAGTAACAATAGAAACCGGGTAATAGTAGTAATGCAGTTCGGCCGTGTACGCAACGTCTGGGGTCGGCCCAAGAATCATGCTGGAGTTATTCCAGATAGCGTAGTACTTAGGCTTCCCATACGAGTTGGGTGGTGGATACGCAGCGCGGATGTAGTTCACATCCTTGTTTAGTAGGTACTCGTACTCACCCGTAGTCGGGTCAATCACCGCAAGCGAGAACGTCGAGAGCCAATCAGACGGCAGGGAGAAATACTGAAATTGCGCCGTCATCGTACCGGTGACGTTCTTACGAATCGCCGGGATCTGGACTGAGTTATAAATCCGCTCTTCAGCCAACTGCACAAACGTAGGGATATTCGCTACAAAAGACGTTTCCGTGCTTTCGCAGTAATCCTGAATCAACGTTGAGAGTTGACTGTAGTTCACGGAGACCAGCCAGACCGGTACTTGCTGTTGTTCTCAAGATTGATCTGAGACACGAACTTCGTGCCCTTGGTCGCAGCGCCAGCACCCTTCATTTTCATGTGGGTAACGCCCTTGTTGACATCCTTCTCAGGATAGCCATTACGACCCGTCGAATCCGTGTTCGGCCTAATCTTGCCGGGGTTCAGTTCTTTCATGATGCTTACCTCGGGCCAGAAGACTTACGCATCGGGCTGCGCTGGTTCATCACCTTCGCCATATTCCGACCGTACTTCTTCATGTCGCTGTTGGTCTTGCCACCAGCACGCATGTTCTTGACCCGACCCGGACCGTGAGCCTTGCTCGCCGGGAGAGCCGCGTGTTTTTCAAGTTTACTCATAGCCATCTCAATCTCCTAGGTCGTAACGACCGTTACCGTCCCGACTTCACCTGCCGGGGCTAAATCATTTGGGGTTAACCCGGCATCGTCTGCTCTAGCCCCTCCTACGGGAGCCCAGCCCCATTGTATCTGACGACTGCCATTTGCGCCGTCATTACCTACCGCAAAATAACTCGTATCCGGTCGTGGATTCCGCAACGCCTGCGGGTCGTCCACGGGGTACAAACCAAGCGATAATTGAGGCTGATCCGGCTCCCAACACTCCGAACATACCAAGATATTTACGTTCTTGGTCTTGATCACGAGCGACTTTAACTGCTTCAGTTTGTACTGAAACCCGCAGCGGTCGCACATGGCGATAGCGTTTTTGCCACTGGCAAACCTGTTTGGCATTAGTAGCCACCCAAGAAACTCTCACGTGGGACAAAGCGTACTGCGGCTTTCTCACGATCCTCGCCAGAAGCCAAATCCCAAGCCTCGTCATACTGAGCCTTCAAGACCTGAGTACGACCCTCTGCACCCGGAATCTTTAGCGACAGCATATAGGCCAGCCCAGCAACCATGCAGGGCAGGAAGCGGAACGGGATATCCTGACCATTAACGCCTGTACCGGGGTCAAACATACGACGCAGACGGGTGTAGTAAAGAATCCAAGTAGTGCTGTTATCGGGCTTCGGCCAGACCGTAAACTGAGGGTAAACAATTACGTTATCCGCACCCGTCGCGCCCGTGCGGCGATTAATCCAAATCTGAATCGGTCGGCCTGTCGCATTCTTGTTCGGTATTGATACGTAGGTGCTGGATGAAATACGCGAGATATTGATGTCCTGCTGATTGGTACCAGACCCAGTACGGATTACATGGTCAAGCAGGTCTACCGTATCCACCGGCAAATCATAAGTACCGACGTTGTAGGTCAAAGTGTGGGTGCCCTGCTCCAGCGTCCACAAGTTCACGCCACGATTAGCCCAGTCCATCAGAAGCAGGGCAAGACTACGCTTCGACGTACGGAAATCATAACCCGTACGCAATTCAGCCCCACAACGCTCAAAAGCCTCTTCAATAATAGTATTGAGGTCGAGGTTGAAGTCTGTCGTTGCTGTAGTTTTATCGACCATGAATATTATGCTCGTTTACTATTCAAAATTAAGGCCGAAATCAGAAGGTGAGCGATAAGATTTAAGTGCGTCATCACTATAATCTATATTCTTCTCTTTTAAAAAGTTCATTACTGTATTCGGATCAGTAGCACCTTCCCCTACTCTGTTATACCCTTTATTGGCTGCAAGAGTGTACATAGCCGAATTTCTTTGGGCGTCGGTTATTGGGGTGTTTTTTAATTCTTCATATCTAGCGGTTGTGTTTTTATTCCTTTCTAAACGGCTTTCATAATTTTTCAATTCTTCTGGATTTATGTATTCATTGTCGCCAAATTGGACATCTGCAGTGCCATACGCACCATTAGCAAACCGGTTATAGTAGTACGGATTCTTTACCTTGCCAGCATTAGGGTCCACCCACTTAGGGCGAGGTTGCACATCAGGCTGGAGAAGCGGCTGATTACCCACCCAGCCCGGACTTTCCCCCGCCCAGCCCGGACTTCCCCCCGCCCACGCATACTTAAATGGGTCCGACG